ACTGAAGACCAAAGCGTACAAATACTGTGTACTCAATTGTGTCTTTCTTTGGAACGTACTGACGGTTTACAGTGATGTCTCTCTGGAATCCCCATACACGGTTCTGTGGGAATGTTAGGTCAACATATCCTGCAGGGTAGTAAGGAACTTCCTGAACTTCGATACCTAGAACACGAGTTGTACGTGCTCCTCCAAAGGTCTGTGCCCCTCCGTCAAGGTATGCCTGACGGTTAGACTCAGTACCTGGACCCTTGTTAACAAATGCCTCAGCAATTGCGTCTGCAAGAGTACCGTTGTTCTTTACGATGCCCTGGAATGCGTCTGTACCTGCGTAGAACTTAAGGTTATTCTTAAGTGCACGATACTTACGTGGCATTGCAAGAATGATATCCTGCATTACGTCTGTAGTCCATGCGTTATCTACTACTGTTACAACTGCTTCGTGTGCATCTCCTGTTGTGGTTGCCTTGTTAACAAAGCCTTCCATAATGTTAAGGAATGCGTTGTTGCCAGCTCCAGTACCGTTAATTGCTAGATCCTCAATGTCATTCGCAAAAGCGTTTGTCATTAGACGAACTAGGTGATCCTCAAGAGCACCACCTTCAATATTGTCTTCTAGTCCTTCAGTTGATACTTCCCAATCTAGACGAATCTTCTTGGTAGTAAGTTCAACCTTAGTAAAGGTAGCACCTGCGTTTGTAAAGGTTGGGTCAGCCTGTGCTGCTGCACGGATGACACGCTCTCCAACGTTAACTTTTTCAAGTTCAATGGTGTTAGCTCTCATTGTTACTCTACGTCCATCCTTTGCAAGGACTGTACCGTCCCAAACATAGTCAATGAAGCGACGAGCTTGCTCTGGAGCTAGAATACCACCAGGAGTTCCTGTTGGATTAACTGCATTGGCACCGCCTGTTGAGCCCCAGAGAGGCGTAGCAATGTTTCCAAGGCTAGCTGCTGGAGATAGGTTACCATCTACGTTAGTTGTTGTTGCACCACCTACAGCTCCTGATGCAAATGCACCGTCGCCGTTGATTTCAGCTACAGTACTTGCGTCTGTACCTGGGTAGTTTTTATTAATTTCTTTTTCCGACATATATTTCACCTCCTAGTGATTTTTATTTAAATAAGTCGTTATTAGTGAGGAAACGACCTCCCCATAGGGATTTTTGAACTTTCATTTCTGGAAGTTCCTGTACGATCTCGCCAAGATCGCCAGACTTGCGGAAAGCGGTGTCAGCTACTACAGCGTCTACTCTCTTTCCAAATTCATCAAATACAGCCTTGTTAGCAGTTACATCGTTCTTAACTGCCTCTATAGACTTTGTTAGTTCTGAAATTTGATCAGCTTGTGCTTTTACAATTTCAGATAGATCGCTAAAGGCTTTTGTAACGGTAGCTGTTAGGTCTGCTACTGCAACCTCAACAACATCGTTTGACTTAGCTACCTCAGTTTTGTCTTCATCATCAGGCATAGCTGACTTGGCCTTGGACATTTCGTCCTCATCCTCATCGTAAGACTTCTTGTCCTTAGACTTAGACATTTCGTCCTCGTCTTCTTTGTCGTCTTCATCCATATCGTCAGACTTTACAGCCTTCTCTACGGAACCTTCTGTTGCTTCTACTGGGGCATCAGCCTCTGGAGCGACCTGTGTTTCTTCAACAACAGCCTCTTCAGCTACAGCCTCTGCTGCAACCTCTACTGCCTCGTTTGTTGTTTCATCCATAGGACTTACCTCCTTGTTAATCTCAATTGTATTAATGCCTTTAGCACTATCAACCAAGAACTTTATCATTTCAGAATTGTCTGAATCTGTCTTTTCAACAAACCCAATATTCTGCATTGCCTTACCAGATTTTGGACTCTCCGCTGAGTCTCCTTCTGATAGGAAAACTATGTCATTCTCTGAATCCCAGAAAACATTTTCAATCTCTGTTTTAGAAAGATATCCATCAATTGTTGTTTGTCCATTTACCTTTTCAATAGAAAAAATATTTGCAAACTGGTTTGCTGGATTGTCTACTAGAGATAGTTCGTGTAGTTCGTATTCTTTAATTATACGAATTGGAGTATCACTACCGCTGTCTACTTTGTCGTCATACTTCTTGATGTTACCCCCAATAGAAAAACCTGAGTAAGTTCCATCAAGAACCTTTTCCCAGGCATCTTGTGCACCCTTAGAAACATAAGCAGAAACATAAACACCAGAATAGAATTTCTTTGTGCTTGGGTCAAAGTAACGATCTTCTTTAAAAGATACTACCTTTCCTACTGCTGAGGGCTGGTGCATTTCACGAAGATTACCACGGAAATTTTTGAATGCTGTAAGGCTAGCAGATGTGTCTACGACATCACCCTGCCTGTCTACGTTGTCAAGGGTAGCAAAACCAGAAACGACTCTGCGCTCTTTATCCACTTTACCAATAGGCATTGACAGACGAACATTGTCGCCGTCAGTCACCCATTGTGCCTTATTAATATTCATATCCCTTTAATTATAGCAAACATTTTATCGGTTTTATAACTTTTTACAGTATATCACACTATTCGCTTGATCTTCCTTCACCCTGTGCATTACGTCCAGAAAGTGTCGCTGGACTGTCAGAGGAGTTATTTGTTCTTTCAGAATCTCTTTGCCTATTTTGCCTTGTGTTAGCAACGGCATCTGCTGCCTGTCTAGGATTTAATTCCATTGGGACATCTCCATCTTTACGCTGGGGCAAGTCAAGTAGCTCACGAGCTTCGTTAGGAACCATAATCTTATTACGAACATAACGTTCCAGAATTTGAGATTGTGCAATTTCATCTGTCAGAGTTAGCTCATTAAACCTAAGCTCAAGGATGTCTGTCTTTTCCTTAACAATCTTATTAACCATCTTTTCAAGGTGTTCTTGTGCTGGTCTGGCAACCTGCTCCTTGAATGTACGGTCTTGAGAAAGAGCTGCTGCTATTCCAGTTCCTGAGCCACCAAGTTTTGAGATTGGTACTTGGTGAGCAATTAGAATGTCATCTCTGTTCTGCTTACGATACTCTTTGAATGATCCATCTTGAATACCGTTTTCAATTGGCTCCATTTTAAAATCAACCTTATTTCCATCAGAGTCTCCAGGAAGTGGGATGTAAAGAGTTCTGTGTGACTGAGACTTTAGTCCAGTCTGTAAGAAGCGGAACATCTTGTCTTCTGCATCAGCAGAAAGCTTTGCACCCTTAAGAGTAATAATGTAACGTGGCACTGCCTTGTTCTGGAAGTAGTCAATGTTGTATTGTGCAGCAAGTGAATCTCCAACAAGAGAGCTTACAGCAGAAAGAATATCAGGAATGCCATAGAAGGTATTAAGAGGAGAGTAGGACTTGTAGTGAATAAGTTCGTTTGGTCTTGGGTCTCCTGTTACAGGGTTTGGATTGTTTGCCCCAAAGTTTCTAAAGTAAACAACCTTGTTTCCAATAATCTGAAGGTATCCATCACGAAGTCTGCGAACACGAATAGTAGTTGCTGGAACGTGACCAACATATCCAATCTGTCCTAAAGCAGTTCTTCCAATTTCAAGGTAGCCATTTCCAGTTGACTCGTAGTCAATCAAAACCTTCTTCATTGTAGTAGTAAATGAGTCATCGTCGTTCATAGACTCTAGCCAGTCAGCTAGCTCAATCTTCATTCTTTCAATTCTTTTGCGAGCTTTTTCAACTGCAGTGCTGTCTTCTTCTCTTGACTCAAGCCTTAGTGTTGTACGGTCTGTAACGTGGAAGGAATATCCAAGACCAACAATATTAGCAACCTTTGCATCAATAGCTGCGTGGTTTGCAAATGAGGAGTCGTAGTAGTTTGCTAGCTCATACATGTTATATGGTGGGGTAATTACGTCAAACAGTCCATAACCATTTCTATAGACAGACCCAGGATTAATCTGCTTGCTTTCAGAACCATCTATACCAGCTGGTCTTGATGAAGCAGCTGTAAGATATGAATCTGAAGCTGGGTCTGCATTGTTTGGAGTAGCGTAGTCATACTGAACCTTTATAAGTCTTTCTGTTCTACGCTTAAAGTTTTTCTCTAGTCCGTCATAAGACTTTAAAGATTCCCAGTTTTTGTTAAATGGGTCTTGCTCTTTAAATTGATTAACGGCTTCCTCTTCAGTATTAAGAGATGCCCCAATATAATATTCGTTCTGTTCCATTAATCTACTTCCAATGCTTCTTGTCCATAAACGTCAACAGTCTTTTGAGCATCTGCCCAGGCTCCGTAGTCAGTCATAGATGGGATATATCCTTGTTTCATACGATCTACTTGTTCCGAATGTGTCTCGTCAGATACCCTGGTTAGTCCAGGAACAAACTTTGCTTCCCCATCGCCTGAATCGCCATGGTATTTAGCTGCATTAAACAACTCTGACATTTTTGAAAGATCGCCCTTCATTGAGGGGATGTTTAAAACGTTTCCGTTTCCATCTGTAAAGTACTTGCCATCTGCTTTTTTATAGACATAAAGACCCCACTCAACGTCAGTCTCAATTACTTTTCTACGGACATTACTAACTTGTGATAAAATATCGTTTTCCATAACCAACAGTATACCATATTAAGCTGGTGTTTTGATAGTGCTTTCCCAAGAAATTTCTTTATAAGCTGTAATTTTTTCTGGATTAACCAATAATCCAGTGTTGTCATCAACAACAATCCTATTAGATCCTACGTAATCTCCATAAATAGCTTCTAGATCAATGTTGAGCTCTTGGCTTTGAGAAATAATTTGGACATCTTGCCAACTAGCTATTTCTGGTAATTTCCAAGTAGCTGCTATATATCCCCAGGTATTATCTGTACCATTATCATCTAGATCTTCAACTGTTAACCAGGTTCTTGTTTCTATAGATTCGGATTTTTCAATGTTTGTAGCTAATTTATAAGATATATTGTTGTACATAAGTGGTCCGTTAAGATTAATTGTTCCAGACACCTCGTCAAAACTAAGAAGGTCTGGGAACTTAATGCTTAGGGCTGTCCATTCTTCATTAATTAAAAATGGGGTATTTACTGAATTTCCATTTATAGAATATTCTAACGTGTCAATTATTTCTAGTGACTCTCTGTTTACCCCAAAAACAAAACCTCTTTTTTGAGTTGAGTCAGCTTCAAGAAAAAAGTCAATTATGCCATCTTTATGACTAATAGAAAAAATCATGATAGCTCCAGTTGGAAATGTATTTTGATAAAATCTAACCCACATCTGAACAAGAGCTACCTCTAATCCTTGTGATCTAGATTCATTTACTACTATTGATAAACCACGATCTGTTGTTGGACTAAAATCTCCTTTAACACTCCAACCACTTTGTCTATTAAGATATAGATGTGGGGTGCTTTTTTTATAAGTTGTTATTGGATTTTTACCCTTTAAATCAAAATATAGTCCAGACCTTGAATAATAGTAAACTGGGACACCAAGCTTAGACCCTACAGAAGTAAACGTTGTTCTTTCAAGCACTTGTGATGCAAGCTGAAGATCCCTAAGTCTAACTGGACTATGAAGAATCCCATTTGATATAAACTCTAAATGACAAACAATTGCGTAGTCGCTAAAGTTTATTTTAGATCCAGAGTATTTTTCTTTTGGTGGATAAATTATTGTTCCATTGGTAACTTGATACGCTGTATCTTTCCAATCTAAAGAATTAATGTTATCTGGATCAAGGATTCCAGAAATCAGGGGTTTGTAGTAGTTGGTAAACTCTATAAGATTCTTATTTGCTCCATCACTAATTTTTTGAAATGAAACATAGCTTTTGACTATATCTTCATCTGTATTGTAAAAATTTGTAATAATTGTATTACCAGACATGTCTTCATAGTTTTCCCAACCAGTATAATATGAGTTTTCTAAATCTCCATACGTTAATAATTCTGGTACCCAATATTCATCCTTTAAGTCTTGATATGTCCAAGCAGAAGTTGTCTGGGTTGATTGCTTTGCTGGTGGTTCTGGAAAGTCTAGGTTTAATTGAATAAAATCTAATTCATAGTTTTGGTTTCCATCATAGTCTATGATACCCTTGCTAAAATATGATAGAGGTATATAGTCTTCCCAGTATCCAGCTACCGCAATATCTGGAAACAGCAGTCCATATTCATTAATGGTTGTTAAGGTGTAGTTGGCTGTATGAGAAAATAACGTATTAGAGTTTGGAATTGTTGAACTTAAAATTCCAAATTGATCATACAAGGATGATATTTTTCGATTGTTGTATGCTGCATTAAAGCCAAACTTGTAGACTCTTCCAGAAAACTTTTTTGAGCCATCTCCAGCTAAAAAGATATCAAGGCTTGAGGTATCTGCAAAAAATCTGCCAAAGTCTACAGTTTGAGAAGATATAAGATTTTGAACATTAAATCCTGCTGCAAACTTTTTTCCAACCTCTATGGTTTTTGTTGCTATTGTTGTTGTTGTGCCAGAGATAGTAACTGAGTATGTTACAGTAGTTCCATTTATAGACACCAGGAAAAAGTCATTGTTAAGTTTATTTGTAACTTTAAAAAGTGGGGAATTGGCCTCTGTACCGCTAGTTTTAAAAATACCATAAACTGTTTCAACTGGTTCATTTAATAGTCCAAGCTTATCAAAATAAAGAAAGTGTGATTCTGAACTCCATTCAGAGTTTGCGTTTGGTTTTAATGTTAGATACTTTATTCCTGCAGCATCGTCAGTGTCTCCACCTGTTGCTGTTATTTCTGAGATAGCTTCATATAGGTCGTTTACTGTATTTGTTCCTATTGAAAATTCAGGCAATTGATAATCTGGCAAACTAAGAATCTTTGATCCAGCCTCTACGTTACTAAAGAATGCCTGCTTCCAGTTTGCAAAGTCAGGGTAGTTATAGTTAGCTGTATAATTAGCAAAAGCATAATCATTAAATGCAGTGATAGAGTTGATAGCTGAATTAGTTTGTTCTGGTGCTATAACTGCTTGACCCCAAACCCAATGACGCTTAGCAACTTGTGTTGGCATAGCATATGAGTATATTGAAAATGTATCTAAATCTACTGGGTCAACATCTTCATAAGAATAAAAGCCTAGCCAGTCCTGGCCTTTTCCGTCTACAAATTCTGACGCTAGTGAAATTGTGTCCTGTTCAAAAGTTAAACTAATAACTTCTTCTCCATTAAGAACTACAATTAAAGAATTTTTTAAAAGTCTGATATGTACTAGCATTGGTCTAAACCATTCACCAACAAAATGAGACTTAACCTGACTTCCAAGCTTAAAGCTTAAGTGTGCATGATCTGCATATAATCCGTCAGTACTTGCGATTGGTCCAAATATTTTTCTTGGTGTAGTAGCAGAAGCATTTATCTTTATCCACATTTCAACAGTATACTCATTATATCTTCCACGTTCGTTTAAAAATCCACTACCTGGAAAAATTAAAGATGGGTATGTAATTTGATTATAAACATTTGGATATAGTTTTGTAATATTATAAGATCCATATACCATAGGTATACCAAAGTTTTTGCAAGATAGGCTATAGCCCTGAGAAAGATAATATCCACTGTTATCAGAGGTTCCATATGGATATGCTGGCAATGCTTTAAAGTTTGCTGCTGTAGGCAAGTTTATGTCTGATGGAATGCTTGTTGGGTTTACGCCATAAGAATACTTATTAAAATCTTCTGACCATTGTCCCAAGGATAA